GTGAGAATGTGAGCCATGGAAACTGTCGTTTAGCGGTTGCCAATAATGAGAACACGCAATTCCAAGAAACCGTTTGAGTATCTTTCCAATACAATTCATTGCGCTCACAGCTTGGCCTCCTTGGCTTGAAGTGCTGCTCTCGCTTGAATTACTTCAGGCATAATGTCAGCATCCAAGAATCCAGCGTCTCCGCTGTTAGCTAGATCCACTATCCAGCTAACTGTTTCTTTCAACGCCTCCTCCAACCGCTTGATGCGCTCTTGAAGCCGCAGGTTTTCTTCATCCAACAATTGCTGCTGACGGATTATTGCGTTGGCTTCGTTGAGTCCGCGCTCCAACCTCCTGCACAGCATACCGAGTTCGGCCACGTTGTGAGGTGTACTGTCTGATATCGGGGTGTCGCTCATTTCGCCTCCTCCCTCGCTTTGAGCATCGCGTCGGCCATCTCATATGCAAACTTTGCAGCCAATGGTGGAATAGGGGATGAGTGCTCACCCTGCTGCCACAATTCTTTAAGCACAGCAGCCAACACAGCCGCCGCGAAGTAGTCGCGGAGGGTCATGCCGGGGAACTTGCGAGTGTCGCATACTTCACCGTTGCAGCGTATTTGTTCCTCACATGGAAACGCCGGTCCTCCGTTGTCGATTGGTTGGTTGCTCATTTTGATTCCTTCTTCTTCCGGTTCTTTGTCCAGTAACTAACCTCGTAAGCTTTCACTCGCTTGAATGCTTTGTACGCTTCACCGGCTTCCTTGCGGCTCAGCACCATCACTCCATTCCCATCGTTCACGATTCTCTTCACATTATCGCTCATCGCCCACCTCCGAGTGCGTAGTGCAGGATCAGGAGCGCATCGCAATTACCTAGGGTCACATCGAGTTGTGGGTACAACTCCTGAGCCTTGCTCTTGAGCTTTCGCTTCCACTCAGGACCAGTGGCGCACGCCTTTCTACCGCCGAGTCCGAGAGGTTCCTGCCAGATCTTGGGTTCGACTCGGTGCAGTGCGTAGCCCTGAGAGTAGGCCAGTCCTTGGACGATGCCGTAGTTTTCATGGAGTGTTGCGACCGAAGCAGCAGGCGTCAGCTTGGACACGAACTTGGGAACCTTCTCAATCCACAAGTGGCTATCTGCTAATTTGAATCCGCTTAGTAGTTGCGCCATATCGGGCAATGATTCGGGCATTGGGAACAGTAGGATGCCGTCCTTGGTGTGGATAGCGAACCCGCCGTTTACGCCTGGGTCACAGGCTACGATTGTTTTGTTCATTGGTTTTGGTGTTCTGCGATTTGATGGTGAGAGAGTGGCCTACATAGATCCCTGCGATAACGCACAGTGGCATCAGCACGGCCATACAAACGATTGTGATGACGGTGTTCATACAATCGAGCATCCAAGTTCCTTGTAGCATTTGAGACGTTTCTTCGCGTGAGCCATAGCCAGCGGATGGAAGGTGTCCTTGAAGTCGTGGATGATCGCGTGGTCCTTTCCTGGCGCACGGCGCAATGCACGGCTGGCCCGCTGGATAGTCTTCTGGGCACTGCGACCACCGGAGACCATGACCAGTGTGTGGACGTTCGGCAGATCCAATCCCTCATCGGCCAATGAAGTGGCGATCATGGTGCTGATATTCCCAGCTTTGAACTCCTCGATTGCTTCGCGTCGAAGCTTCTTCGGCATCTTAGAATAGACGAGTACGGAGCCTCTCAATGCCAGCATGTAATGCTCTCCGAGGGTTACCCGTGGAACCAGAACGAGGGTGGGGCACTTGGGTCCACCGGATGCGGCCATCATAGTCGCCATGTCGTTCCTCGCCTTATTCTGGCAGATTCCTATATCGACTAGAGCTTCCCAAGCGCACATCGCTCGGAGTTCTTGGTGGCGGATACGCATGTAGCGTTTGCGATCAACGAAGAGTCTTTCGATCTGGTCATCGATCCGTTGCTGGAGCAACGGGTCTGTCGATGGGTGCATGTACACATTAGCGTGGGCCAGAACATTGCCCAGTTCCTCACGCTTGATCTCGAAGCTGTTGTTGGCAAAGAGATAACGAAGTGCGGCGTTGCGATCTGGGTCATCGCACCACGGGGTGGCATCGAAGCCGAAGACCGATCCGGGGCAGGACTCGATGATTCTTCTCCAAGTCTCGGCTGGCGCATGCTTCGCCTCATCGACGATCAGGACGGCCTTCTTGGAAAAATCGACTGACTCATGCGGGCACCGGACTTCGACGCGGGAGATGTCTACCCCGGCAGCGATAAGCGCACTGGTTGCCTGATTGCAGGTCTCGCGGGTGGGGGCGAGCCATCCGAAGCTCACATTGGGAAATTTGGTGGCAGCGTGTTTGATGATCGAGGAAGCGATCAGTGTCTTGCCGCATCCTGCTGGTGCGATGATGAGTCCACTGTTGGCAAGCATGGCCCATTCGACCGCTCGTTGCTGGTATGGACGAAGCAGAAATGCTTGCGTCGAAATGGTTTCGGGATGATCTTTGGTCTGCATAGCGTGTCGTTGCGCTCTGTTTGTTTGTTTTGGACTCATATCACCCCCCGGAGGCTGCACACTCCGGGGGGCTTTGTTTTATGGGTTAGATGGTGTCGATGTCGGACGGCACCTTCTTCATGCGACGAACGCGAAGAGCGATCTGCTCAGCACCGTTCTTGTCGGTGTACTTCTCCTCTTCGAGGACGACGATGAGCGAGAGTCCTACGAAGCCTTGGAGGAATCGGAAGAAGGCTCCGTTGACGCTAAAATCGAACTCGGCCCCATCATCGATGTTGGCTTCGGTCGCGCTGATGAGGGCTTGAATGCGCCACATCATGGTCTCCTTGAGCAGGAAGCGGTCGCTGATGACCTCACCATTTGCGCCCTTGTAGCGGAGGGTGGCAACGCTGTTGCCGGACTTGTCGAGACCATCATCCTTACAGGAATTGATGACCACGGTGTATTCGCCGGGACCAGCGAACGGCTTAACTTCTGCGGCGGAACGATCAACTTTGAATGTCATGTGAGTATGTATGTGTTGGTTTGTTTATTCGGACTGACGAGCCGCCCACACGGGCAGCGAAAGGGATTGGATCTGGGATGAGTAACAGGGCCAAGAGTTGAGTTCTTGGCATTCGATGAATGTCTTGAGCTGCTCATCAATGATGGATTGACCCACATCGATGGCCAGTTGATCGAGTTCGTAGCAAGCGACTCCGTAAGGAGCCTCCTTCTCGACTGCGATGAACACGAACCGGTTGATACCGGTGATACGCTGATACCAAGCGGCTTGAACGTGGTACCGGAACTGAGCGACGGACTTGGCGAAGGCGTTGGCCGATGCGTCCTGGGTGGTCTTGAGGTCTATGATGTAATCACTACCCATACCATCGATGCGGGCTTTGACCTCCACACCGTTCCAGTTGTCGAAGTACGAGACCTCGGCCTTGATGCCATTGAGTAGGCCAGAAGCTGCTGGATGAGCGTGAACCGCAGCGGCTGCTCCGGTGATGTTGTCCCACTGCTCTTGAGGCAGAGGGGTCTTGCCAGAGTCCAGAATGGCTTGCCACGCGGCCTTGCCCTCCTTGGTGCGTCGATCTCCATCGAACACCGTGTACTGGCCTACGAAGCGATCAGGCTCCAGCACGGCGCAATGAGCGGCGGTACCGAACTCCAGTGCGGGACTGGATTCGTTGCGGGTGGTCCCATCCTGCCAAGCGCGGAAGTGAGCGGGCGACTTGCGGAACTGATCGAGACCGGACTTCGAGAGTGCCTTCGTGGCGTGGTAAACCTCCGCCGCTAAGTTGTAGATGGCATCAGCCATTGGACACCTCCGTGGCAACGATCTCGGGGCTGACGATCACCGGCAGCTTGCTCAAGATCAGGTCAGGCTTGGCGATGTACTTGGAGGCGATGGAGTCATCCAGATCACGGAAGGTCTGACCATCCTTGATTCTACCTGCTTTGAGGAGCAGGGCGTTCACATCTTCCTCGCGATCCTCGAACAGGGCTTCGAGCTTTGCGGTGATGTCGAAGCTCTTGGTGGGGGCCGTAGCCACTTCGGTGACTGCGGGCTGGAAGTCTTCGGTCTCTTCCGGCGTGTAGATACCGGCGACCACTTCAGGAGCCAGCATGCGAATGGCTTTGGAGATGCATCGAGCGCGGAGCATTGCACCCGGATCTTTGGCCCACCCGGAACCCGGCTTGGCGGGCAGGAGCTGAGCGAGTTTCGCATCCTCGACCGAGAACCCGATCTCGCAGGAATTGCCGTCATAGGTCCAGAGTGCGATGGCAGCGCGGCTATCGAACTGCTTCCAGAGAACCTTGCCGCCACGGGCACGGTAACCGGCCAGCATCGCATCGCTCCTCATAGAGAGGGAGCCATTGATGATGTGATACTCTCTCTTGAAATCGAACGGGGTCTTCTTCTCGGCGGCGCATTGCCACGCGATGAGTTTTCCCTGTTCGACCTTGGTGCATCCCAGCATTCCGCTGGCTGCGATCCACTCGCCCATCTTCTCGATGGCGGTGATGGGGTCACCGATCTTGGCGTACATTTCGCCAGAGTCGGTCTGTTGCGTTGTCGTTGTTATTGCATTCATTGTGGGTTTTGTCGGAGGAGTTCCTCGATTACATCGGAGCGGACACGGATAGTGCGCTTCGTGGCTTTCATAGCCGGAAGTTTTCCTGACCGAATCCACCGCCTTACCGTCTCGGGATGAGTCCCGAGAGCCGAGGCGATCTCTTGGACGGTTAGAAGTTTTACGCTCACGCAAGCGAATGTAGCCGCGTGTTGCAAACTGTCGAGAGAAATCTTTTGGGAATTTACTCGGACGGTTGCTGGAACCCTCGGCGGGCTGAGATTGGCGTGAGGGTTTGGCCGGATTCTCGCAGTTCCTTGAGGAATCGATACTTACCGATTTCCGCGCCTTTGTCGTAGGCTTGGTTCAGGAGTTTGATGCGAGCATCATCGCCGTTCTGCTGGTATGCACCGCTCAGATAGGCGCGTTCGGCAAGGCTTCTACGCCAGAAGCCAACGAGCTGAGTGTACCGGTCATACTGCTCAGGGGTGAGGCGTTCGTACGTCTTGTTTCCGTAGGTAATCTTCGGGTTCGGAACAGAAGGAATCGCCTTGTTATCAGCGGTCCTACGCCATGTGGAGTAGATCGAGGCATTGAGAGGATCGGCATCGATCTCGCGGCTCTTGGATGCGCTGAGAAGATTGTAGGCCCAAGGATTCTCGCTCTTAGGAGTCTGGCGCACAGGCTCTCCCCACAGATCGCGGCGCACGGGCATCGCATTCGGATCTTTGGTTCCTGGGATTTGCAGGCCAAGAGAAGCGAATCGTTGATTCAGCTCGTTTGTGGTATCCTTGATGAACCCTTCGTTTCCAATCGCAGGAAGATACTCGCGTTGAGACCTGCGGATTACGCCAAGAATCGCGGGAGCCACCGGGGAAGCGGCAGTCACTGCGAGGTTCTTGATCCACCGGTCAAGTGAGTTGCCAGACTCTTCAGACATCAGCTTAATGAAATCGCTGGTTCCTTTGAGGAACTGCTGGTTCATCACGAAGTTGATGCCAGACAGAGCCGCGCCCTTTCCAAGCGACAAGAAATCAGGGTCATCATTCGGGCTGCGCTCCTGCAATCGCTTAGCCGATCCCACCATCAGACCAATCGCTCCACTTGTCCCCAATGCCGAGAGATCTTTGACGGTATCACCTGGCTTGAACGTGGGATCTTCGCCGCGAACCAAGCGTCTCAACCCGCTGACGTTAAGAGTACCAGGAGGCATCACACCACCAGATTTGGCCAACTCGCGAGCCTTGTTCGTTTCGCCGGGGGTATCGAGATTGGGGGTGATGACACCCTTGTCGTAGAGGTAGGCGTATGCTCCACCAACCATCGTTCCAACGATGAGTCGGCCAACAGCAATGTTTCGCTGACGAGGGGTCAGGTTTTTCCAGTTGAAACCTTGAAGCAAAGCAGCGGGTGTGAATTGCATCGTTTCAGCAACCACATTGATCGGTGTTTTCTGGAACAACGAAATAAGGCGATACGGAATGTATCCAGCAGGACCAGCCTCTTCCTTAATGAATCGGTTGATTCCAGCAACCATTCGAGTTCCAAAGTTTTCCTGTTGGAACACCGATTTGGCTGATTCGTGTTCGATCAACCCGAGATCGTCTGGCGTGAATCCGCGCTGACCAGCAGCACTGGCTTCATCGCTGATTGCCATGAGCTTAGGATCACGAGTGGCCAACTTGATTTGAGCCTCGGTCAATCCACGCTGTCGCCCAATCTCAGCGATGATTCTCGCTCGATCAGCAGAGCGGAATGGAACGTCAGTAGCTTGGCTCAACCTGAGGAATACGTCGGGAATTGCTCCAAGCGTTGCCTCTACCAAGTTCCTCGCAATGGGAGCATCTGGATATTTTCCGGACATCGCATCGAACAGGTTTCCCCATGCGCGTGTGAAATTGAGTGGATTGCCAATGTCGGTGCCAAGTTCATACGGCATGGCACTGGAACCTTTGAGCAGCACTTTCTTGGCTTGTGGAAGAGAGTTTCCAAACGCCTTGATCCGATCAAGTGTGCGGGCGCGGATGTTGTAGCTGTTGTTCTTGTTTCCAGACAACGCCATGTCAATCCCGCTTGCCGTAACATCAGCAAGCTCTCTCAACGGAATGTTGATCGTGTTTCCAACAACATTCCTGATGATGGAAATCGGAGACATCACCGAACCTTGAACCATTGAGATGAACAGATCGGTGGCTGTGGATGGATTGAGTCGCGCAATCTGCTCGTTCAACGCAACGTCAGATTCCGATTTCAACGCATCGGCCATGTCCAGAAGACCGGAGTTTACCTTGATGCCGTTGATGTCGTTTTTGTTTACCGCATCCTTGAGCTTGATTTCAGCGCGTTTCACAGCATCGACTGAACCTCGATACTGATCCATTGAATCGCCCAGTTTCGTGGCCTGTTCAGGAGTGAGCTTTCTGCCACGCTCATCCATCGACTTTGCAACGAGCTGAATAACACCTTCGCGAGAAGCAGACTTGAGCAGCTTGAACTGGTTGATGAGCTGACCCCAAGTGGTTCCGCTTTCTGCCAATTTCAACGAAAGATCAATCGCCTCCTGAGTGCGTCCTTCATTCAAATACCGATTGAACAGCTCCATCCCAGAAGCAACACGAGTATTTGACTTTGCATTACCAATGTCAGCGTTGAGCTGATCAGGGGTCATCATTGATGCCTGTTCAACCACCTGATCAACATTTTGCTGCAAATATGAAGCGCGAGGAGATTTTGCGACCGCTTCTCGGATCACAGGGGGAACACCAGGAGCGGCTGCAACGCGCTCAGCGAACGCACGAGGCTCCATCTTGGGAGGAGCTTGTATGGCAGATTGGCGTTCAATGGTGAGAGAGAGTTGGTTTGAGAACTCATTCTCGTCGAACTTCTCTTTGAAGTTCTGTTGGGCATAACGAAGACCAGCGGCAACACCATCGGCCACGCTTCCTCCAGCGCGGATGACTGCTTGAGCCACCGACAGAGCCCCGTTCCAAGCCGCGCCCATGAGTTGAGGGAACGGGTTTGCACCGACACCGGGTTCAATTTCAGCACGGAGTCCTTCGAGCCTCTGAGCAACGGTTTCAGCTTTCTGTCGGAACTTGCCTTGGGTTTCTTCCAACGCCTTGTTCCAGACTTCATTGAAAATAGTTTCCTCGGCAACAGGTAGGCCAACCTCCTTGCGACCGATTCCAATGGCCTGCTCAACCTTCTTGCGGGTAACTCTTGCGGGTTCTCCTTGAGCGGCACCAGATTCAAGCGTTTCCGCAACAGCCTCCGCAGCGAGTCGTGTGTCCCTTTCCTTCAATGCTCGGCTCAGTTTCTGATCAATTGTTTCAAGAGGTGTTGAGGTAGCGGCAGCAGCTTGTTGTTCAGCAGCAATGCGTTCATCACGAGCGCGGAGCCGTTCAGCGAGAATATCTTCAGTGGATCGAAGAGCGGTTCCTTCAGGTGCAGGAGCAACTTCAGCTTCCCGTGGAGGAATCATTCCCCCCTCTCTAGGGGCGGGTCTTTCTACCGTAAATTCAGGAGTGATGATTTCACCGGAACGAACAGGTTCAGCCGGAAACTCTGGAGTTGGTTCTCCGCGCATGAGTTCCTCGGCTGAAAACTGTCGTCGGCCAATGGCTTCTCGAATTGCTGCGGCTCTTTCACGAAGTGCCTGACGCTCAGCGGATCGTTGAGCCTGAGCTTGCTCAGCAGTTCTGAGTGGTGTTCCGGCACTAGCGGCTTCACTTTCTAACGCCTTCTGTTCTTCGGCAGCAATACGTTCGTCGCGGGCGCGAAGACGTTCAGCTAGTATTTGATCCTGAGTACGAAGTGTCTCAGGAGCTTCCTGAATCACCTGTTCAACAGGAAGTCGTCCCCCTTCAACTTGAGCGCGAGGACCTTCTCCAATCACTTCTGGTTGATAGATGAACGGCTCATCGGGATTCATCTCAGCAATCAGTTCTCGGAACTGAGTCTTGAGATCACGCACCGGAACGATGCGATCCATCTGATCAATGAGTCCACTGACTTGGCCAATGGCTTCCCCAACGGTCTGTTTTCGAGAAGCAAGGTTATCAAGCACATCAGCTTGAGTTACACCTTTCCCGCGCATGCCAAACGAGCGGGCCACTTGAGTGCCAAGACCGGCTGCGAAGAGAGTTCCGATAGCCGCTTCGTATGAAGCCTTGAGCTTCTGCTCTGGAGTAGCTTCTGGATCAGCGATGGTCTGCAATGCAACACCGGTTGATTCAGCGGCACCACGGGTTACCTCGGGAGCAAGAACAGCGGGGATGGCTTGGCCAACTTGCTCAGTTGCACGAGCCGCCTCTCCAGCGCGAGTAAGATCCGCAATCTGTGCAGCGCGAGCAGCAGAAGGGGCTGTGGCTTCAGCAAATGATTCAGTGGCGGCAGCAACCGATCTAGGAATTTGAGTGGCTTCTTTAGCAGCACCCGCAATCCCCATCGTCATCAGATTCATCGGGGAAAGAAGATCAGCAGCAACTTGGCCTGCTACTTCTCCTGCCGGACGAGTCACTGACTGCGGAATTGATCGAAGACCAGGAGTAACTATTCTCGCAATGTCAGCGGCTTTTGCACCTAGAGACGCTCCCAGTTCGCGTTTTTCAGGAGAAGCGGACAAGAGGGCCATGATACCTTCCTTGTCGATACGGGATGCGCCTTCGAGCATTCCCTGCTTTGGTTCTCCACCAGTGACTTGCTGGAGAACTCTTCCAGCGGTTGCGACATCTTGGGGGGTTGGACCACCAAACGCCAACGGAGCGACAAGACGAGCCAATGAAGGGGCCACAGACTTGGCCTGCTCGTACAAGCTAGGAGGAGCCTGGAGAACTGGTGCATCTGGATATTTCTGTTTGCCAGCAAAAGCGAAGGCCCGCTCGACATCTTCCTTTGTCGGGGGCCTGTCGCCTTCCAGCTCAAGAGTTACTCCAGTGGCATCCTGAGTGACTTCGTAGATAGGCATATTATTTCATTCTGACTTTAAACCCCGGAATATCAGTCGATTTCTCTTCTTCAGGCTTTTTAGTTGCTCCAGCGGGCGGAGGCGCACCGAATCCTTGTCCTTGATTTGAAAACAATTGTTGAAGAATCTTTTGTTGTTCAGCAATAGGAACTGGTTTCTTGAAACGAACAGTAGGTTGCATCTGACCAGTCAGAGAATCCGTTGAATATGTAACTTCATACGGGGGCTCTTCAGAAGGCTTCTGCTCAAGAAATTGCTTGAGCTGAGGAATCTTATTTGAAAGCTCAGATATCTGATCAGCAGTGCCTCCAACAGTTCCATATCCTGGAACATTGATTTGAGTGTACCCTGACTTTATTTTCTTGGCCTCATCTTTCTGTTCCTGTATGGCCTTCTCGTAAGCAGCCTGTTCCTCAAGAGATTCAATCGGCTCCAAGGCCGGTATAGGCATGGCCATTGATCCGCCAAGCTGGTACTCAGGACGAGCCTTAAGTTGGCCAACCAATGATGGACGTAGAGTTTCGCGCTTTTCACCGGCTTCTTTTGCCCGAGTTTCTGAAGCAGCTTTATCGCGGGCAGCGATTAATTTAATCTCGTCCTGAAGCCTCTGCTGCCGTTCAGCTTCCATTCGACTGCCCAACCTTTCTTCATTCAAAGACTTCAAGTTTTCTTCCATCAACGCCCGCTTCGCATAGTTCCGATTCCGGATGTCCTCGTTGGTCCCGGTGAACTCGCCGGCAATACCTCCGGTAAGCATGGAGAGCCCCTTCATGAAAGGGTTGATGCGCTGATTGGCCTGCCGCTCAAGCATAGCCCTGATGTCCTCGTTTTCTTCTCTGGTAGCCATAAGATATTATTTAGTAACCCTGCAACGACCGCATCGCACCCCGTCTCCTGAATCCGCTCATGGCGGCATTCATGATCTGATCGGGATCGTAGTTGATGTACCTGTACCTATCCTCTTGTTGTTGGGAGTTGGCCAGCAAGTCAGCGTAGAGCTTGGCGAAAGGATCGGCCTGACGATCGGGTAGAGGAACCTCCTTGGTTCCCTTGGTGGGTATGACAACTTCACGCCTTACGAGAGGAGTGACTGGCTCCCTAGTGGGAAGGGGGGTTCCGGTGTAGGTGCCAGTGCCGGTTCCGGTGCCGGTGCCGGGTCTAGCTCCGCCACCGGGAGGAGTTGTGGTCGTGCCACCGCCAGGAGGAGTAGTCGTGGTTCCACCACCGGGAGGGGTGGTTACAACAGGAGTAGTTACGTTTATTGGAGGGGTTTTTACAAAAGGTATCCACTTACCATTTTCCCAATCCCAAATATTACCCTCACCATCAGGATAAACATCTCCAACTTTTATTCCACCAGTTCCTGGAACAACCGTTCCTTCAGTTACACCTTCAGGAGTTACTATTAGTTTTCTGGGTGGATTACTACTCGCTATTGTCCAAGGCGAATCCTTAAACTCATCACCCGGTTTAACTTCTGGTTTTGGAACATAACCAGGGGTAACATCAGTGGTTCCACCAGGACCAGCCACACCAGGACCAGCCGTTACATTCCCTCCAGTGTTATCAAACCCACCTACGCTGGCGGTTGGCGGTTGAGCCGCTCCAACTGGTTGATATGCTCCAACTGGTGATGGCGTAAAAGGTGTTGAACCAACAGATGTATCTGTTGTTTTTGTTGATATAAACGGCAACTTTAGGTTTGGATTTTCCCTTAAATCAGGAACGCCTGGGTAGCCTGGAGCACTCGGTACTATAAAATCAACTTTTCTAGTTTCGCTGTTTATATAACTGATGTTTCCATCTGTATCGATACTTTGTCTGTAAGTAGGAGCGCCTCTTCCCGGGATTAAAATCGTTTTTCCGCGAGTAATAAATTCTTCAGGATGCGACGAAGGTGTTTGGCCTGCCGTAAGATCCTCAATCTGCTTTGGAGTCAGATAATCAACCCCAACGAATCCCCCTGCTTGGTGAGGTGGAACAAGACCTTTAACTCCATAGAAGTCCTCAGTCTTCGGATCCAGCGGGGTTCCGATTCCTGTTCTTATAAGCGCATCCTGCTCATCCGTATTCCCAATGTTGATTCGATCAACAGGTTGATCTCGTATGTTGTAATCGATGTTTCCAAAACCTACGTCTGAAGGAGCAGCCTGAAACTCAAAAGCTCCAGTTCTCCAGTTGTATGGAGCTTCTTGTCCATACGCATCAGTGCCATAAAAGTCTGTGTCCCCAATTCTAACACCTGCCATTCCTGGGACTAAATCTCCCATTTTTAATCCAGGGAATCCCGGGAACTCATCTACGGCATTGGCCTGATTTAGGTCTTGAGCCAGATTATCGATTGCGTCAGGCATATATCAGTTTTTGGGGATTACGCTGTTGATTCGAGCTATCATCCAGTTGGCCACAAGCTTCTTGACCTTGGGCTTGTCCTTGAGCCACTTCGCAAACTTCTCGGCGTTGCTGTCGTAGAAGCTCTTGAACCACTTGGGTCCAACGAGTTCCTTCCAGAAGTAGAACGCCTCCCACTGATCGGGGATACACTCACGAGCGACGAAGCATCCGCCAAGCCCGAAGCCCGCGTAGGATGATCCAAGGTTTCCGATCGCACCAGCATACCCTTGGAACTGGTTCATGAAGGAGTTGGCTTGATCGGACTTGTATTGATTCTCAGCGTTGGTCAGCGCAAAGCCAGTGCCCATCTTCATCAGGTCTCCAGGGCTAGATAGCTGCATTCCCTGAGTATACTGAGGAGTAATAAACGGAGAAGCACCCTGCTGAAGACCACCTAGCTGGGCAGCTTGGGATGATACGGGCTGGAGTCCTAGGGCGGACTGGACGTTGGCAATGTTCTGCTGGCGACCAGACAACATCTGCTGCTGAGAAGCCATCTGGCCTGCAAAGCTCTGTTGCGCCGCGGTGTTCCGCTGACCGGTGGCCGCAAGGATGTTCTGGAAGGCTTCTTGTGCGTTCCGATTGGCAGTATCGCTCGTGCTTTGACCGCTCTGAAGCAAGCCCATCGCAGCGTTCCAGCGTTGAGAGTTTGCGTTTCCAAGAGCATCTTGAATTGCGATCGACTCACGAAGAGCCGAAGGATTGCCAAGAACATTGCCAATGGAACTACCGCGAGCGCGAGCGGCCTGTTGGACCCGTCGCTCCATGCTTGGATCCAGAGTGCCAACCTGAGAAAGACCCTGTTGGATCTGACGTTCAAGCTCGCTACGAATCAACTGAGAAGCCCCTGTATCCTGTTGGGCACCGGGCATCCCAACCCTCTCGTAGGTAGGCGATTCTACCCGCGTATCCGGAGCGGCGGCATCCCCCTTAACATCGCTGAGGAACTGCTCATAGAGATCGAACTTCCGAGGATCAAGAGCCTCTAGCTCGTTTCGACGCTGTTGGGCAAACTGAGTTCCATACTGCTTTGCAAGGTCAAGCTGTTTGCCAGTAAGCTCAGGGGCAATTGCAGCAGCAGCCCTTGCAAATGTTTCAGCTATCTGAACATCACCAATTGGCTTGTAGCCAATGATATTACCAGCTTTATCTTTTTGAGCACCGCTAAAATCGTATTCCTTTCCGTCATAAGTAACGGATGTTCCAAGCCTAGCGGCTGCATCTAATGCCCTTAGCTTTGGATACGTTTCAGCTTGGGCTTCTACAGCCTCTCTGTTAGCGGCTGCTAAATTCGGTGCCTCATATCTATCTCCTCCCATAAGTAATCCTTTCGTTCATAATCAGTTTATAATACCTGTTAAAATCGTACAAACGGCAAGCTCCTTTATAAAAACCACCAAGCTTGGTTACGTTTTTAGAGCATAACCGCATCATTCCCATCCAAAGAGATTGAACCGCATACGGCTCGGTGCCAATGGCGATTTCAACCCAAGCAATATGACCATCCGGAAAGTTGTTGTTAATATCCTTGGATTCCTCAATTGAGTTTAGGAATCTAACGGCTCCAACACCAACGCACTTTCCTTCATCGTTGTTAACAATTCCAAACAGTTTCTTAGAACTAAAAATACAGATCCAATTAAGAATCTGATCCTCAGTCCATGACGAAAAAGCTGGCCAATGCTCTCGCAGTAGCTTGGCCGCTTCAATGTTTGTTGGATGTGCGGTCATTGCTGAGGACGCACAGAATCGACGAATCCGGAGAGAATAGTGGATTGCAGAGACAGGCGACCAGCGTCTGCGGTTACCTTGAATTGCAAAGTATTCCAGCGGCCTTGGCTTATCAGGTTGTAAGCCTTCAGGAACTTCTGGCTTGAGGTGATCGCCAGCGCGGAATCGAGCGTCACGAATGTGTCCGACATATCCTTGGCCAACGACACTGCGGCGGTCGTGGTGGCGGTAGTGTACGGGTTATCGAAGGCGAACTGAACGCTGTACCCAATCTTGTCAGGGATAGGTTCGTTGAGGTTGTAAGCCTTGGTGATCACCGTGGATTCGTAATTCGCACCGCCATCGGTGTATGCGGAGCTTGAGACCGGCGACAACCGGCTGTTCGGGAGGTAATCGTTGAATGACCAGACCTGGCCCGCTCCCGCTGACACCGAGATGATGTCGCCGGCAAACATGAGGACGGGTCCAAATGTTGAGAACGAGGTTGGGATGAAGTCGTTAACGATCCAGTTGTCCCAGTAACCAAGCCAAGAGCGGGCCAGTGAGTGGTAGACGATGACCGCGTTGTTCTCGTTGAGCGCACCTTCGAGTGCGATATCGACGCTGTTCTCGGTCAGGAGCGCGTACTCGCTTTCGATTCCGAGGATCGCTGGTTCCTCGGCAACGAACGGAACCGCCAACAGATAGCGGTTGTTCCAGAATACACCGTCGCAGAGATCGAGCTTGGTCTTGTCGATGCGACTGATGAGGTCGTTGATCGGGCTGGAGAGCGCGAGACCTACGCTAGTCTGGGTACCGGCTTGGATCTGCTGGAGAGATCGGATGCCGTCGCGAGAGAAGAAGAATACGTCAGGACCAACCGCGGTGATGGACCGGTGCGATGAGCAGCCGATATTGCCGCTGATGAGTGATATGGTCCAATCGGCAGCATCCTGCGTAGGATCGGCATTTACGCTCCAAATAGAGCGTTCCTTGAAGACGATGAGTTGATAGCCGAACCAAGAGTAGAGTCCCTTGATGGGATCGCCATCGCCACCGATCCGAAGAGACCCGAGAGGATCCCAGGATTCGCCATCGAGGATGTCCGAGAAGTAGAGGGTATCGGGCTGGATGGATGGATCCGCGGAAACTGCGAACAACCGATTGGTATGGGTGGTTAGATAGATCGGTTGGGCAGGAGGCGTGAGCGATACAAAGGCTTTGGCGTGAGACGAGGCGGCAGGAGAAATAGTAATCGCTGGAGCGGTCGTATAGCCGCTGCCAGGATTGGTGATCGTTATGAATACGAGATTACCATCGTTAGCAACAACCGCAGTGGCCGTAGCCGTGATGCCGCTGGGAGGGGCTGCGACGGTTATCGTTGGAATGGAGCCGTGATTCGATCCCTGATTGATGACATCGATGCGGCTGATCTTGCCGGCTGTGGTGGAGCTGTCGAGGTTTGAGCTTGAGACGTATTTCAGCGTTCCGAGACCGTCTGAATAAAACAATTTGTCATTTAATTGAGCAAAATAGACGTAGGAAGCGGCAGCGTTGAGCGTTGATCCCGAAATCAGGTTGTAGGAAACGCCGGGTGACCCGTAGTAGAGGCTCTTGGTAGAGGTGCTAAGGTCATTAACAGCGATGACAAGGCGTTCGGAAGCGGCTGTATCGAAGTAGAAACCGGACAATACCGTCGCGTTGATTGGAAGGTTACTGCCAAAGTTGGAAGTCGTTGACTCCCAGTTGGTGATGACGTCTTCCCAGTTGGCGGTGATGCTGTTGCCTGCCAGTGAAACGGCTCCTAGACGGGTGACGAGATTGCCGAAGTCGTCATAATCCATGTTGATGGCCGATTCCATGCTGGTTGCAGGAATGCCATCGGGACGAGTGGCTGAAATTACGCCGGTCGAAAACCCAGTGCTTCCATCCAGAAGCATCTGGTCATCGAGAGCATCTGAGGATTGGAATGGCATGGCGGACTACAGGATGTCTTGGAACGTGTAATCGTACAAGCTATCTGGGATGATGCGGCTGATTTGCTGTTGTTGGCCGCGTTCCATGTCTTTCATGATGGAGACCTGAGCGGCTCCTTCTTGGAACTTGGCTTGGGCTTTACCGTACTGCCGAGAGTATTCGAGGAGATCGCCTTCAGTGTAGGCCATTAGAGCGTTCTCTACGCCTCGCAACTCAAAGTTGGTATCGTTGGAGATGGTTACCGCCTCACCGAACTGCCGCATCTGCGACTGTTTCTTGGCAAGGATGAACAGGGTGCCATCGGCATTGGGCGTGGGAACGAGCTTGATGCGCGGAACACCGGCCTCGCCATAAGCTCCACCGATCAATCGAGTCCAGTTAACAAAGTTGCCGGGGGTGGCTTTACGGCTATCGACGTTGTTCCAAGTGTTGGGATCGAGCTGGAAGAACGAGACCCATTCCGCGGCGGGCACTTCGATGCCATCGGTATCTCCGGTGACCGTGAAGCGAATGGCTACGGGGAAGTCGATGAAGGTATTGTAACCGGTCCCTGAAGCGTAGGCGGAGGCGACGTAATCCGAGAGGGTGATCATCTCATCGCCGGCGGTGACCGGATGAGAGATAATGCCGAGGGTATCGTTCCACAGGCAGGAATCCCAGATCATCGAGTAGCGGCGGATACAGAACTTCTTGGCCAACGCGATGGTGGCCGAGTCTGTGAACGACAGCTTGTCGCAAGCCGCTTGAGCCGCTTCGGAGGGTTTCATGCGAAGTATTCTTGCAAGATCATTGAGGAGCTGGTGCGGGCAAGGCTGTCAGCGTTAACTCCATTAGTAACATCTTGTAATGTTCTGTTTACCCATATTGATGGGAAATTCGTTGGACCAGTGGCGTACAAATGGATCTTGTAAGTAACAGCGGATGCGGATGCCGGTGAATCAAGAATCTGGATGAATTGACTAGTGAAAACACTTCCACTAGTAGATCCAGTGCTATTTAAAGGAGCAATGCCGTACAACAATGAACCTACGTTATTTGATCCAATTTCCGTTCCATTACGAGTTATTCTGAATGCTCCGTAGGATAAGATTCCGGAAACTCCAACGTTGATAGCTATAGTAACCAACACTGTTGAGGCTATAGACCTAGGAGTAATCGATGTGGTGAGCACCGTTATCTCAGTGCCAGATCCAGCACTTGTGGCAACAAACGGACTTCCTCCAGCGGTGGAGTCTTGATAGAGAGTCTGTTTTACTTGAGGAGCATTGGAAGCACTTATCCCCAACGAACTAGCGTCAACAACCTTAACCTTGCTAGAATCGTTTGCGTCAGTGATCAGCACCTTGTCGGCGGCAAGATCTATTGTAGCACTAAGTATATTTGGAACCGTGATCTGATCTGAAAGAATAACTACAAGATCTGCCGGTGCGCTTCCAAGCGTAGTATCACCGTTAACGGTTAGGTTTGCCGCCAGCGTAGCATTGCCGGTTACGCCAAGGGTTGTGCCAACAGTAGCCGCTCCCGTAACAACAGCACTGGCCAACGTAGAGACTCCAGTGACTCCGAGGGTTGTTCCAACAGTAGCGGCTCCGGTCACGCCGACGCTTGCTAGTGTGCTTGCTCCGGTTACCCCGAGAGTACCGGTAACAGCGGTGGCACCGGTCAGGGTGGAGGTTCCGGTGACCGCAAGGTTTCCTGGGACCGTAAGATTGCCGGTGAGCGTGGTTGCTCCGGTGACATTTAGCGCACCGCCTATGGTCGCTGCACCGCTTGTAGCGAGGCTTGATAGGTTGGTAGCCCCGGTGACAGCCAAAGTACCCGCAACAGCCGTGTTGCCGCTTGCAGCAGCCACTGTGAGCTTGTTAGTGGCTACGCTGAAGTCTCCGGTGGTATTGACTGCGGCGTTGGAGACTTGGAGTGCGGAGTCATTGCCGCTGCCGTCGCTGATGGCTTTGAGCGTTGCGCCTACGGTGGAGTTGTCGGAGTTCTTGAGTAGGCCAGTGTAGGTCGATGCAACGCTACTGCCTGTGAGTGGTATTCCCATATCAGTTCTTCGGTAAAACGTACCAACCTGCCGGCAGCACCACCTTGGATGGCCCCACCAGCTTCTTATCAGAATCGAATCCGTAGACGCTGGCCTTTACCGGCTGTGCCAGCATCACCGGATCACCGCTAGGAACGAGGATCACCTTCGTCTGCTGGCAACCCAGGCAGATCGGCAACACGGCCAGCCAGATCATCCTTGAGGGCCTCGGGAGCTTTACCATGTTGCACATCGGTAGGTGGTGTTGCTCGTAGGAAGTCGAGGATTGCCCGAAGGATCTGGTAGACCCAGTTCACGGCTTGGTAACTTCGGCTTCCTTGGCATCCTTAGCCATGATCAAACCAATGCCAGCGGTCACCGCGGCGATGGTCGAGGCGATGTCGATGTTGGTCGTAGGATCACCGTCGAAGGCAGCCCGTAAGGCACCACCAACAGCGACCAGTATGGCACCAACACCAGCGAGAGTTGTTTTCGTGTTTTTCATTTGGATTTGAACAGCCTATAGGCTCCGTAACAGGCGCAGGCTAAGCCGATCAGCGCGGTGATAAGGCGAACCCAGTCGGTCAGTACCGGAAGAAACGAAACAGCGGTGGCACCTGCCGCTGCTGCTAGGCTGAGTCCAGGGCTGGTGCTGCTGTTCGTTGGTTCCATTACTCGGATTTAGGCTGTGCGGCGTTGAGGATGATGTCTGCCAGAGGAACGCCAACCTTAGCGTTCTGATAGCCACCGGCCTTGATGGCAATGTCGATGAGTTGGAGGAGGCTATTCACCTGCTCGGTGCTGAGTTCGATCTTGATCATGCGGAGGCAGTATTGAGAACCACAACAGGCTCCGCAACCTTAACCGGAGGCGGCACCGGCACCCACGGCAACGGCGGAGCGATGATCGGCGGATTGATCTGATTCTCGATCTGCTGCGTCACGTTCGCTTCGATAGCCGCTTGATCGACGCTATTGGCGTAGCACCAACCAAGCACCTGTTCCTGCGTCAGGTCAGGATATGGCGTGAAGTCACCAGTCGGCGGCTGGAACGAGCAGGAGCCGTAGCAGGTGCCGCTGTATTGATCTTGAGTGCCGTTGCAACGCCAGTCGGCGGTGATGACGACATCGGGATTGCTGCCTTCGATGGGCTTAACGAGAAGGCGTTCGATGATCCAAGAGAGGGTAATCATGGTCGTTTAAATTAGGCGGCTGCGATTGTGGTGATGGTGCCAGAGCTTCCACGGAACTTCA